TAAAAAAAAAAAAAATGTACAGAATACTTGGAATGATGAAAAAAAAAAAAATTTTAAGGAAGCCATTTCAGTATTTGAAATATGGATGAATAAATTTAAAAAAGAAACTTAGTCTTTACATTTGATTTTATCACATATTTTTTTAGTAACGCACCAAGTATTTTTATCTCTATTTTTTTTTGAATCACATAAACCATCAATAGAATCGAACCATTCTTTAGCTTTATCTGATTTTTCTATAGCTTCTAATGCTAATTTTCTGTCGGTATACCAATATGTTTTACCTTTAACTAGAAACGAATGAACTCTAGCATACCCCCATTGTTGACCGGTTGCTCCGGGCCGATGACCAGTTCTCCAAGCAGCTAATCCCTTATTATAAATTTTTTCAATAATATTTAATGGAACTCCAGTTAATTCAGATTTTTCTTTAAGAGATTTAGCATTAGGAAAATATTCATTCCATTGATTTGTATATTTTGAAGGTTTGGTTTGAATTCTTTTACCATTTCTAAAATCAGTTTCGAATTGAGAATAAGATTCAGGATCTTTATGATCGGATTTAGAACCTTTTTCAATTCTTTTTAATCTTTTTTTTACTTCATTAAGTGTTAGACCTTCAAAATATGATTTAGGAGCATAAGTTTTTGAATTATTTAATAATTTATTAATTTTATCTTTTTCGACTTCAGATATTTCAGTACCTCCTATATTAAAATTTAGATAATTACTAATAATCATGCGACCTTTACTAGTATAAATATTTTCTAGTAAATAAGTACTAGGATCTAAAATATAATTATACATAAATATATATATATATATGCAAAATATATTAATTTTGTAAATTCAATAATTAATATTTAAATAAAAATATGAATAAGAGTGAATAGAGGAACCTTATAATATGTTATATTATTTTAATATAACCAAACCATAATAATGATAAGTCTGTTTAGTGTTTAGTTAATAAGACATATAAGTATTTAAGAAAAAATTTGATATTAATTTCCTAATTATTTATTTCAGACGTTATAAGTATGTCTATTATTCCAGAAAAATTGACAACACAATCATTTACGAAGCCAATTCCTTTATCATCATTATTGAACAAGCTTATAAATAAAAGTTTAGATTTAGAAGCAGAATATCAGAGAGATGAAGTATGGAGTACAGAAAAAAAGACAAAATTGATTCAAAGTATATTAGGTGGAGTAACAATACCAAGTATTATTATTAATGAAAAAAAAGAAAAAAAAATTGTTATTGATGGAAAGCAACGAATATGTGCTTGTAGAGATTTTAAAAATAATATTATTAACTTTTTTAATGAAAGTAATCCAGAACTAACATGTAAATATGAAGATTTTGATATAAAATATAAAGAATATTTTGATGATTATCCTATTAATTGTATTGTATATACAAACTTAACAGAGGAAGAAGAAAGGGATATTTTTCAAAGAATAAATTACGGTGAAAATTTAAGTACAGGTGAAAAAATAAAAGGAATGAAATCTAATTTTTTACATGAAATTATTAAAGTAAAAGATAATATTTGTGAATATTTAAGTAACTTTGGAATTACTCAAAACCGTGAATCGTATATTGAATGTACAATTGCTTTATTAGCTCTTTATAATAATGATAATGAATATGTAAATAAACGTAAATTATCGATAGAATATCTCAATAAGATAACAAAAAATAAAGATAATATTAATATGGATAACTTTAGTAGTAAAATAAATATTACACTAAAATTATTAAATGAAATTTACACAGAAATCTATGAGTATAGTAAAAGTAGGAAATATGCAAAAAAAACTTATAATAAGCTTAAATGGACTGATGTCCTGATTTATATTAAAATTATTTTTAGTAGTGAGAAGATAGATGACACAAAAAAGGAATTGATTAGTGTAATTAAATATCTAATTCACATATCAAATAGAAATATATTTGTATCAGGAGAAATGGAAAATGAATGCTATCTAAAGTATCAATCAATTTTTGATAAAAGACCTAATACTAACGTAAATAAATTTTTCGAAGATAAAATTCAGTGTATAAATGACCTATATAAGTATATTAATAAAAGTCATAGTAAAATAGTGAGAGAACAAATTTATGCTAAGTGTGGAACAGCAGGAGAAAGTATCTGTGATTTATGTAATACTCATAAAATATATCTTACAAACTTTCATGCAGCCCATATTATATCTAAAAAAAATGGTGGTAGTCCTGAATATTCTAATGCATATCCTACTTGTGGATATTGTAATACAAGTATGGGGTCTCAAGATTTAGATACTTACGCAAGAGAAAATAAAATTACTTTAAAACATCTAAATGTATAAATAAATAAATTTGATTGATATTAATTCAAATTTATAAATTATTAATGTATGCAATATTAATTGCTTGTTCTATAGTATTAAAATTAAATGATGATAGATCAGTATGGAATTCTGATATTCCTAATCCGAATCCTATAATTTATGGAAATTATAGATCAGATATAAAAAATCCTATATTACCAACATATGAAGTTACAAAATATACATATACAAATAGTCAATTACCTAATGATTTAGATAAAATAATTGTTGATAAAATAAAATCTATTAAGAGACAGCAAATACTTGAAAATTTTATAAAAATTGAAAATATAAAAGAAATAGAAGAAGAGATGATGTATATAGAAAGTGTAAATCAAATTTCGATAAATAATCAAAAAAATAGTATTTTAGATGATATAAATATTCCATTATATCAAATGCTTAATTGGTTAAATTTTCTTGAATGGGAAATTATCAATATTAGTCCTACTAAAAATATGTGCTCTCAAATCATTTTACAAAAAAAATTTATAATATAACTTATTATATTATAACTTATTATATTATAAATTTTTAATTTTTTATAAATTTTTTCCATAAAATTCTGATTTCTTCATTTTTCATTATATGCCATTTATTTTTATACCAAAATTCTTGTGTATTTAACCACCATCCTAATTCTTTGTCGTATCTATTAAAAGAATTAGAAAACGAGGGTAATTTTTTATTTTTTTTTTTATATTTTATAACTTCATTTAACATAAATTTCCATTGATTAATGTCAGTTAATATTGGGTATTTTTCGTTAAAAACTTCCCAAATATGTCTTATTTCTTTATTTTTCATAATATACCATTTTTTTTTATACCAAAATTTTTGTGTATATACCCAATAACCTAATTCTCTTATATCATTATTTGAATCAAAAGTATATGAAGGTAATCTATTTTTTTCCAAAATATGTTTTTCAATTTTATTTAAAGTATTTTTCCATTTTACAATTTCATTTACTTTAAATTCATTATCGTTAGATTCAACTTCATTATTTGGAAGAAGAGCATTATATAATAAATTAAAACGAGTATCAGTAATATTTATAAATTCTCTACATAAAGGACACATTGTATTTAAAGATAATGCATGGTCTAAGCAACTTTTACAGAAAGACTGTTTACAGCAAGGTACAATATGTGGATTAGATATAGTAGAAAGACAAATAGAACATTCTAGGTATAAATTATTTGATTGTTGATTATTATTAAATTTTATATCAATGTCATTAGGTGATATTAACATTATATTGTTAATTTAATCAATAATAAAATTATCAAATTTTATCAGGTTTTTTCCAATACAATATTTATCCAACAAATTTAAACAATATTAATGGTCATAACCATTACCATTAATATTATTAAAGGCTTCTGTAGCATCTTTATTTTTATATTCTAATAAATTTTTTTTTCCACCAGGATGTTTAGTACAATATTCCGTAACATCAAACATATAATTATCAATAAATATTATAATTCTTTCAGACATATATTATTTAAAAATATACTAAAAAATTTATTATAATTAAAATTATAGATATTACCAATTATACCACAGTGTAAATCATTTAAAAATTGATACATACATATATATAAAATGCCTAAAAATATATATTCCATTGCGAAGGAATTATATGAAATTTATTATGATATATACAAGCCTCCTATTCAATCTTTAGAATTAACAGGAATAAAATATTTTAATCATATTAGTAAATATACTTTTATTTATTATTATAATGATTTAGAAAAAGTAAAAATTATAGCAAGTGAAAGAGAACCTGTTAATATTGAAATGAATAAATATTTTGATATAAAGAAATTATTTCAAAAATTCGGATATAGCAAATCTGGGTATTTATCTTTATTTTCTAAAAATGATAAAAAGTTACCACCATTAATAGGAATACATTGTTTAAGTCCTGTATATTTTAACAATAATTCTAAAGTAGAAGGTGATATACGAGTTCATATAATAAATAGTATTGGTATTGGATTAGACTGTAAAGAACAACCTGATTATAAATATTTTATAAGTGATAATAATTTAAATGAATTAGTAAATAGATTATTTCTTAGTTATAATATTGTCTGGAAGTGTGCACATCAGTTTAAATTATCTCGTGTAATTATCTGCAAATTAGGTGGAGGATATTTTAGTAATTATTTTCCAGGAGATTATTTTGAAGATTTATTTATACCAGCATTAATATATTCACTAAACGCAAATATAAATATTTTACCAAAAACAATTGGTATTATGGGTATAGATGAATATTCAAGTAAAATAGTTGAAAAAATAATTAATGAATATAGTTGTAATTATGAATTTGTTGGTAAAATACCTAAAATATTAAATGATGAAAATACATTATATCAAAACGCGTGGGATCCACATTCAATGGTAGGCAATGGAAATTATGGTGATAATTCTTTAGATGGTTATTTTGGAAGACATACAGGGATACATTTTTTATGCTGGCCTCAAACTAATCCAAATATTAAATATATAAAATTATGAATAGAAATTAAAATTTACCATCACAAGAAGTAGCACAATTCTCTCTCATAAATTGTGTGGCTCTGGTACACTCTCCTAGTTGAGCCCAAGTTGGACACTCAGGCTTTTTATCAGGTTGTAATCCACCCATACGTACCCCAACTCCACCTAATCCTGCAAATCCTCTTTGTGGTTGTTGTTGTTGTTGTTGATTTCCAATCCAAATGCCTTGTGCGTTGAACTCTCTTAAATTCGGTGCTAAGACTCGGCATGTCCCACAATTGCCTGGTCCCATATATCCTTGACAGGTAAAAGGTCTATCACAATCAGCGTCTATTTCACATGTTGTATTTGGCCTGCCAATAGCCCATCCTTTACATCCAGTTGCAGCTGGTGGTGGTGGTGGTGGTGGTGTCGATTGTTCTTTACCACACCAACTTCCATTATTACATTGACTAGGAGTATTAGGAGGGCATGGTGCAAATGGATCAATATTGTTGTCTCTGGTCCAATCTCTGCAATCATAATTTTCACATGTTCCACATTCTTGTCGTACACCCATAACACAATGTTGGTCTGGTATTTTACAGTCACTCGAATCTTTACATTTACCTTGGTCTTGACATGTTTGTCTTCGTCGTGGTGGTGGTGCTGGTTGTACATCGCATACCACACCTTTACAATGGGTAGGAGTTCTAGGAGGACACCTATCGGTATTGGTGACGATCCTCTGTTCTTGCCTCCACTTGATACAATCCTTCTCAGTGCATGTTCCACAAGGCAAAGTATTACGAATACCTTGTCTTTCGCAATATTCGTTTTGTGGAAATGGGCAATCAGCATCAGATTCACATTTACCTTGGTCTTTACATGTTGGTGGAGGTTGTTTAGGCACACATCTCCATCCAGTTACCCTCAATCCTTCAGGTGTCCAATCACATTCTTTATTATTGAGATCTTTACATTCTGTATTTAGACAAATATCTCTAGTGCTTCGCTCGAAACAACTTTTTTTATTATTACCTCCGCATACACCACAATTATCTTTATTACGATTGTTTCCAAAGCATATACCACATTCATCTTTATTACGATTGTTTCCGAAGCATTCACCACAGTCATCTTTGTCTTTATTGTTTCCAAAGCATACACCACAGTCATCTTTGTCTTTATTGTTTCCAAAGCATACACCACAGTCATCTTTGTCTTTATTGTTTCCAAAGCATACACCACAGTCATCTTTGTCTTTATTGTTTCCTCCACATACACCACATTGATCTACTACTTTACCACTGTCTATTTTACCATCACAACCTATACAAGCATTATTTCCTCCACATATACCACATTTATCTTTTTTTTTACGACTATTTGGTACTCCATCACAGCCTATACAGTCATTAAATCCTCCACATATACCACATTGATCTATTTTTTTACGACTATATGGTTTACCATCACAACCTAAACACTTTGTCCCATCACCACCACATTCACCACATATATCTTTATTACGATTGTTTCCGAAGCATTCACCACAGTCATCTTTGTTTTTATTGTTTCCAAAGCATACACCACAGTCATCTTTGTCTTTATTGTTTCCAAAGCATACACCACATTCATCTTCGTCTTTATTGTTTCCTCCACATATACCACATTTATCTTTTTTTTTACGACTATTTGGTACTCCATCACATCCAAGACATAGACCTTGACCTCCACATATGCCGCATGCGTCTAATTCTAAACCACTATTTGGTACTCCATCACAACCTTTGCATTTTTCATTTTGACCTCCACATTCACCACATAGGTCTGGTACTTTCCCACTATTTGGTATACCATCACAACCCATTATAGCAGGTAGTGTAGGGGGTGGGGCAGGCGGTGGAGGTTTTGGATGTTTTTCACAAATTTGTTCAGTTATACACTCTCCATTTTTCATACCACATGATGCATATTTAGGACCATCATACGCATTATATTTGATATCACCTCGTCTACTTGATGTTTTATCAATGTTTATATAACATCCTCTCGGAAGAACAGGTGAATTATCTTCCCCTTTAAAACCTTTAACTTTAAATTCATTATCTTTTTTTTCAGTTGTATATGTAGTATTTTGATACTTGGTGCCAATATTTTTGCAATCATTATAATTTAATATTCGGCCTGCACAATTTAAATCCCATACATTTTTTGGTGTAATAGGTGCTGGAGCAGGGGAGGATATAATAGGAGATGGAGATATGGATGTAGTAATAGGAGAAGGAGGTAGGGATGTAGTAATAGGAGGAAGAGTTTGAAAAGGTGTAGGTGGTAGTGGTTTTGGAACTGGTTTTGGGAATGAGACAGGAGGTGGAACATCATCTTTAGGACATAAATCAATACCTTTAGTATCATCATTTTCTCCATAATATCCATCATTACATTGATAATTTTTTTTCATATCATTCAATAATAATGTAAGTAAATTCTTAGTCCATAAATTTTTTTTTTTTTCTGTACCATTAGTGACTTTATTACATGAATCACTAGTAATTATATCTTGATCATTAGGGTTACATTGAATCATATTTTTATAACACGGTGGAAGTATATCATCAATTTTTTTACATAGTTGTTCAATAGAATAATCAATTTTTAGTAATTTACATTTTTGCTCATATTTATTTTTTTCAATGTTAATAAATGATATCATTTCATCATATGAAGGGAAATATTTATAATTAACTTTTAATGGATCAACATCTAGTAGAGGTTCTGGGTGACTTAAATTTTCAAAATCTACTTTATATACCTTAATATTCAATTGGTATTTTAATGGATTATTACAATCATTATTTTTTGTTAAATTACCATGTCTATAAAATCGAATTGGTTCGCATTCTTCTTTACTATCTTTTTTTTTATAATTAAAAAAATTAAATATTTTTTTACCATTTATAATTTCTATTTTTTTACCTTTTGTAAGACATTTTCGAAGTTTTAAATTAAATTTAGTTACATCAGGCAATTGCCATGGTTGAGGTCCCCAACTATAGATATTTGCGATTTTATCTTGTGAAATAGGGTATGGAAAATATTTTATCTGAGCAATTAATCCAGAAAATCCACCATTCAATGTGTTAACATATAAGTTATTATTATTCAATTTAACTTGAGATTTAATAGGGATAGTACTTTTTACTAAGCCATCAATATAAACAGTGGTAAGAGTTGAATTAACAACAATAGAAAGTTGAAACCATCTTCCAATTGGTACATTATCTATAACATTTGTTACATATTTTTCATATATCATATCTTTATTCATATTTGGATTCATTGATGGTTTATTTTTTTGTTTGATTATTGTACCGACATCGTCATACCCCATATCTATGATTTTCATTAATTTTTCTTTATTAATTGATTCTGGAGTATTAATAAGTTTGATATTGTCGTCTTTTTTTAACCAACCATATTTACATTTAGCACAAGGGTCCGTTGAACTAGTACATAGATAAGATATTCCTGTACAAGATGAGTCTTTATTACAAAGATTTTTAAGATTACCTAGTTTAATATTTTCATGAATATCTAAATTATCTTTGAGAAATTTATTATGTTGAATAGGTTTGTAATGAGATACTCTTTGTTTCAAATCAAAAAATATAAATATTTTGTTAGTATTTGGATGTAGCCATATACCTGGTTGTGTATATTCGGCCAGAGGATCTCCTTTATGTAAAATATGTTTCCAAAAATTTTGTTTAGGATTATTGATATTAACATTATCTAGCCATAGCCAAAAATTCATAGAGTATCCATCTTCAAATGGTGCTGTAGACTCGGGGAACTTATCCCCTTCAATAATTTCAGGTCTAAGTGTAGATTTTGCTTTCCATACAAAGAGAGGAGCCTTCTTTTGTATTTTTAATAAATGTAAGTATTTATGAATTAAAAAAGCTATAAAATAGGCACCTAAAATAGAAAAAATAACTATAGTATATTTCATATATACTATAGTTATATATAAATAATTTACAAAATTTATTCTTTAATCTCTAGTAAATATTTAGATAACTTATAAATTAATTTTTTTGTTTTAATCAATAAGTTATCTAAATATAATAAATTCTGATTAAAAGTGTAATATATATACTACATTAATACACTTAAGTCTGATGTTTAAAAGTTATTCGGTATTTTATATATTAGGAAATCTATTTTATAAATTTCAGATTCAATTAAATCACCAATCTCGTTTCTCCAAATTTTGTTATCTTTATCCCACCAATGTACATTTCCATCATAATTATGTGTATAAATAGGATTATAACAAGTTTCATTTTCAGAATTTAGGTGTATAACTTTTATATCATTTCCTATTATTAAATTTAAAATAAAGATTGTAATTAGAATGATATTTAATATATAATGATTCATGTATTTAAAAATAATAATATTAAATTTTTTTTTAATCAAATTTATTCATATAATCATTTTTTTGATTATATTCTTCTAGTGTTAATCTTGAAATATTCGAATTATTTTTTTCAAAAAATTTATGTTGCATTATTGAAAAACCATCTAATCTATTATTAGGTTTCCATATTAATATTTTTGAAACTAAATCATTAAATTCATCTCCATATGATACATTTATTATTTTATTTTTATATTTTATATTCAATATATTATCCCAAGGTTTAGGTTCTTTTAGAGGAAATTGAAAATTAGAAATCTCATCTATATCAGTTTTCATACTTTTAATATCATTATTTGTTATTGTTCCTAAAATTTTTATTATTTCTACTAACATTTCTACATTATCATTTCCAACAAATAAAGTAAATCCTAAAGCTATTTCTACTAAAATACATCCATATGACCATATATCAATTTTATTGTTATATAAATTACGATCTAATATTAATTCTGGAGCTCTATAAAATCTAGATACAATATAAGTTGTATTTTTTTTATTTTTATTAATGATTTCTTTTGAGCATCCAAAATCAGCTAATTTAAGTTCCTTAGTATCACAATTAATTAGAATATTTTCAGGTTTTAAATCTCTATGTAAAATATTTTTTTCATGTAAATAATTTAATGATCTTGCTAATTGGAACATATAATTCTGTATATTTTCTGTATTCATTCTTAATTCTAAATTAGATAATTTAGTTATAATAGTTCTTAATGTACAAGGCATGTATTCCATTATAATATTTGATATAATTTTGTTATTTTTATTACTAGTATATACACCTAATATTTTTATAATATTTGGATGGTTATCAATAGATATTATTTTTAATATGTCTATTTCTCTATTTTCATATCTATTGTCTAAATAAATTTGTTTTATTGCTACCTTATTCCTATCAATATAACCTATATATACTTTACCAAAAGTTCCTTGACCAATTTTTTTACCAAATTTTATTTGACAATTAAAATTTTTAAATATAGAAAGAATTTCAGATTCAGTTTTTTTTGTAATAAATTTATTTTTACTATTTATTACAGTAGATCTATTTGATAATAAATCAGAATGAGAATTACTATCATAATTTAATACTTTTTTTGAAAATATATTCATTTCATTTGTAAAAATATTAGGTAATTTAACATTATTTTTGTTAATATTTGTTAAATAGATATTATTCATATTTATTATAATATCTTAATATATATATCTATATATATTAAGATATTATAATAAATCTAGATATATAATTATCATAAGGAATTATCTTTAATATAATTAAGTGCTTCAATATATGTATTAAAGCATTCTAATAAAATTTCTGTACTGTTACATAATAAATTGTAAACACATAATTCTTCACTATTTAGAATAAACATATCTATATTTTATTTTTTCATTATATCTTTAAATAAAAAATATTATTATAATATTTTACAACAATCATTTCTACAATTAAATTTTGGATTAGAATTTTTATCTTGTATTAGACTACTAGGTAAATTAATATATCCGTCATAACTTTTTTTTTTTATAAAATATGGACGATTTTCTAAATTTTCACGTTTGAAAGGTTCTGTACTATATTTATAATAATCAGTTAAATCATTCATAAAATATATTTATAAAAATTAATAAAATATTTTACGATTATTTTAGTAATAATTATTATTATATAATGATTATAGGGTAATAATGTATAATTATATTAATAAATGGGCGATTTTACCAATTTTACAATTATATATAAAAGGTACACTTGCATGTTTGGGTTGGTATAATTTTATGATGTTACCTACTACATTTGACTCACAAGGAAATATGAAAGTCATTTTATTACCTTATGCTGTACATTCAGCATATTTATTTTTCATATGTAATACTATTGATATTATATGGCATTGGAAAGGTGAATTATCAAGTGTTATTCATCATTGTTTTTGTTTAATTGGAACATTTTTTACCTATATTACCCCAGGTTTTAGTATCAACATTATAGGAATTACTCTAATTTTAGAATCAGTAGCTCCTTTGTATCAGTTATTAAATATTAGAAAGTTTTCGACTTTTCTAACAAACAATTCCAATTTTTTAAGATTGACAGCGATTTAAATAAATTTTACTGTCAGAATTCCGTTTTGTTGGTGCTTGTGGAATTTATTAATTTTACAACTTAATGCAAGAAAAAGAGAAAAAGACCCTCATAATCAAGTTAATATTTTTGTCTGGTATTTATCAATTTTAAATTGTATTTCCTGTATTATTCTTGATGTATTTTGGAGTTCAACATTAGCTTATTCTGTATAAAAAAAAAAAGATTTTTTAATTAATTATTTAAATAAAGTATCTAAAATTTTACAAAATTTAGATTAAGTATAATTTTATATATATATGTGTTATTTTTCTATTTTTATAAACTTTTATAATAACATAAAATGCTTATTGATAAAAACTTCAATTATGTTTGTTCACTAGGTACTCTGTGTCATACCGCTAATTTTATCAAAAAACATAATTTAAAAAAATGTTCTTATCCATTTGATTGGATATTTTCAAATATCAATATAGTAATAGATTGTTTAAAAGACGATTTTAAAGAATTTTTAGATAAGGATAATTATATTGATCATTGTAGTAACAATCCAGAATTATGCGGACATAAAATTTATGATAGTGCGATGTTTAATCATACAAGTCCTAGAACAGAAGAAGGTTATGAATATTATGTCAGATGTGTAAATCGCTTTCGTAATTTACTATCAAAAAAAGAAGAAAAATTATTTATCGTTATGAGTGTAAACGATGAATACAATCATATAGAAAATAGTATAATTGAATTAAACAAAGTATTAAAAAATATTACTTGTAATTTTAAAATACTATTTATAAAAAATCATGCTGGATTATTAGAAAATAGTCATTCAATTATCTCTATTGATAATATTGATAATATTGATAATATAGATATATTAGAACTATATACAGTATCACTATCAAATGGTATAGATTTTAATAATAATAATGATAATATTTATCTAGATGAAATATTTAGCTCAAGATATAAATTTGATATTATTGATAGGATAAAGAGAGAAGAAATTAATTATGTATGTTCTTTAGGATTTTCATTAGCAACTGCTAGTCTATTAAAAAGAAATAATTTAAAAAAATGTTCATATCCTTTTGATTGGATTTATTCTGATTTTAATGTAGTTATTGATAGTTTAAAAGATAATTTTAAAAAATTTTTAGATAAAGATAATTTTATAGATCATTTGGATAATAATCCGATTCAATGTGGACACAAATTATATAGTCGTGTAATGTTTAATCATTCAAATCCAAGAAATAAAGATGTATATGAATATTATGAAAGATGTATTGCAAGATTTAATAATTTACTTAAAAAAAAAGAAAAAAAATTATTTGTTATCATTGTGAATAAAAATTATAAAGATTATGAAAATCATTTGAAAAATCTTGATGAAATATTAAAAGATAAAAGTAATAATTATAGAATATTATATATTTATCTTTATGGGAGCCAAATAGAAAATGATTTTAAAATGGAACAAAATGAAAATATTGATTTATTACATTTATATACTAAATCGAAATCAGAAGGAACGGAGTTTGCTGATAACAATGATAATATATATCTTGATAGTATATTAGAATCTTATTATAATTTTAATATTTTAGATAAAAATTACAAAGATAATTATGATTTGGAATAATAATATCTGAATATAATTATATTTATGTATAATAAAATAATAAATCCAAATACTGGAAGAAAAGTGAAAATAAATTCAATATTAGGAAAAAGTATATTAAAAAAATATTTGTCAACTATAAATTTTGTAGGGGGAGCAAGTAGTTTTACACCAGAAGTTATACCATTAGGTTGGCAATATGCGGTAGGTGATTCTAAAATTACAATGGAAGATCCATTTCCTTTTAGATCATTTTGGCTAATAAAAATCCAAAAAGAAGAATATTTTAAAGATATGTTTGGAGAAAAATTAATGTATCTACCAATTTATATTTCTTCTGGTACAAATTCACCGATTACATTTTTACCATTACCTTTTCATGGTTTTATTTCATCAGTACAGAGTAATAATTTACTATCATACATTATGAAAACTAATACATTACGTGATATTGGTTTTAGAACATTGGCGAAATTTCCATTAGGGGAACATCCTACTATTCCTAATTTAGAATATATAATAAAACAAAATAATAATAAATGTTTATTTGGAAATATAGTAAAAAATGATATACAAAAATTAGTAGATAATATAAGAGATATAATGGGATTATCTAATAAAGAGATAAGTAATGAAGATTTTGAATCTATTAAAGATAAAGTAGGATCTTATGACTATCTGTCGGAAATGCTTGATGGAGATTATATTTTAAATTCAAATTATAAAAATATATTAGAAGTTCATCGTTCAATTAAAAATGCTGGTGAAAAAAAAATAAAAGATAATAAAGATACTAGTAGTATAAATATGGAAGATCTTGTAATAAAAACTTCTAGAGAGATACAGGGTAATTTTAGTATTCCTTTAATAGAGGATTTAAAAATATTAAATAAAATGATAGCAGAAAATAAAGCATCTATATTTGGATCTAAATATCCAAGCATTGATAGTGTAACTATTGAAATGTATAGAGTTTTAGAAACATTTATTGATACAAATCCAAGTAATTTAACATTAGACGATGCTCAGATAATTAAAGGTTTATATCCACATCAATGTAGACAACAATCATTAAATGATAAAGCTTTATTAACTGTACTTAAAAATTTTGCCCATTCAAAGGCACCCGCAATTAAGCGTAGACAAATTATAAATTCCGTCAGATTAGATGATATTTTAAATTTTATAGATGGTCTGGGTATTGATGCAGTTAAATATTAAGATATATTTTTAGAATTAATATAATCTAGAATATTTTCATTATTATTTTGTTTTTCACTTAATGAAGAATATTTTATTTGAGAGTTTTTGAATTTATACATCATTGTATTTATAGAATTTAAATCTTTGTATACATTAAATTCTAAATCTTTACGATCAAGATTTCTATATCCCTTTTTTAACAATACTTCAAGCGATTTATTTGAAAATCCCAAATTTCTTTCATAATTTTGTTTTAATGTATTTAGTTTTGATATTATATATAAACTTCCCATATTATTTCCAACATTTAATACGTCTCTATCTATTTTTTTATTAATCTTAAATTATTTCTATATAATGTTTTACTTACTTTATTCATATAAGATATAAATTTCATATAAATAAAAATTTATTAATTAAATTTGCTAATTTTATTAAAATATTAGTAGACAAAGCAACTATACATTAATTATACTAATGATATAAATAAAGTAATAAATTCATAGCATCTTCATATGAAGATTTTTTTTTAGATTCGAGTTCACTTAATATATATTTAATTGTTTTATAACTAATATCATATGGTGCATTCGCATTTATAAAAACAGTTAAATCAAATTGATTTCTACCTTGTTTACGGTGCTCTCTGATACGATCTTCAGTTGTCTGTCTTTCTCCTATCAATTCTATTGGTTTTAGTTCCATTTCATTTGAAATTTTCTCTTTATTTTTTTTATTCTCTTCTTCTTTTTCTTTTTCAATTTTATAAATTCTACATATACTTTGTATATTTTTCCATTCATCACCTTTTTTAACAGAGACTTTATCAATAAATGCATTAATAGAACTTTTTAAATTATAATTAGGAATAAGCAGTTTTGTATTAACTATTTGATTTGTAAGAGGATCAGTATTTTTATTTTGAAACCATTGAATTATACTATCTTTATCATAGGTATGTCCTGATCCGGTGATTACAGGATTTTTCATAATAAATCCACTTATAGGACATATCAGATTTTCCAATTCCTTATTTGCAGAATCCAATAATTCTTTATAAATAAAATTTTCCATAAGTTTTATTGTTAATTAATTTAATTTAATAATAAGTTATCAATTTTTAAATTAATTTTGAACAATTTTTATAAACAGGATATAATTGTGTTAATATAGTGTCTTGAATTCTACCATCACATCTTATTCTGGAAAAATTAAAGTCTACTTTATGGATATTTATTTTATTATTTTCAATTAAAATATTTCCTAGTATTGTTTCTGAATGCAATGGTTGATTTTTACTTATACTTAATAAATGAATGAAAATTTCTCCATATATTTTATATGTCTTTTTATTAGTAATTGCAAATCTATCATTAATATTATGTTTACCATAACATTGATTTATAGGTGTAACTATTGATTTATCATTTATTAATTCAAAATGTTTAATATTTATTTTATCTAAATATAAACAATCGGGTCTGACAAATAAAATATAGTCATATTCATTTATATTTTTTTCAATCATTTTAGTTAAAATATATTTTGAATAGCTACCTAATATATAGTTATCAACCGAATTATAATTAGTATTCCAAGGATCTTTATGAGTTCTATATGATAAAAAGTTTAGTTTTTTTTTTATATCATCCTGTTTATCTTGTTTAAAATATAATGGATTCAATAGTTTATATTCTTCATTATCTATTTTAGTAGAATCATCGATCAATTCATTTGTTCTTAAATTTTTATAATATGATAAAGAATATGAATGAATATAAACATCATACTCTATACTATTTGATTTTAATACATCAAAAATATTATCATTGATTGATTTTATAGTATATTTTAGACTTCTGGTAATACCGAAAAATCCAATAGCTATTTTCATATACATATTTATATGAAAATAAATATTACACTTGGTTTAAAAATTGCCAAAAGAAATTGTGTTTATCATAATGAACTGAGAAGTAAATTACTAATACGGCGGTAAACTGAAAAAAATATATTTTTAGAACAAAAAAAAAATCTTAGTGAGATTCTTATGACTCTCGGTACCCTAACCTACGCATTTCCCGCCGGTTCTGTACAACATTATAAAATACATAAGCAAAACCGATTGTATTATAAATAGCAGTAAACTCTGCAGTTGCCCCACTGGCCCAGCAGATGTAGGACGAAAATACACCACTCCATAAAATTCCCCCAAGTAATTCACTAGAAAAAGATGGCATCACCAAGCCGTGATCGGTGTAAAAGGAATCGTCTGTTCCGGTGGTTGGGTGGGGGCGGGGCACGGGGAGGGTTGCATTAGGACAATTTGTCACAAACCAATCATCTGTAATATGCTCTCGAGAAAGTGGAGTTGTAAGAGGCCTATAGCTATCTGCTTGTCTCTGTAACCAATCACATAAATTAGATGTTGTATAACATCCTTTATTTATTGGTTCTTGTAAATAATTCTCAATTTGTATAACATCATAATCAATAGGATCTATATAATACTCTTCTCGTATAACCTCATTCGTAATAGGATCTATACGATTATGTGTTTCAGTAGAATTACCCATACATCCCACTACCCCGTCTTTAATTAATGGATCACCTCCTTTCATATCATACGATTTTATAATTGTTGCTGCTAAATCTTCTATCATTGATATTATTTTATTCATCTTGTTTAGTAGATTAGGTTTCTTTTTTGAAAAGGTAGCCTCATTGTTAATACTATCTAATAAACTCATAAAATCAACTATATTATTATAAATTGGTTTATATAAATCTATTGAGAAACACTGTTTGTCTTGTAATTTTTTGAAGTCATTTTTATTAAGAATTGGTGTTAAATTGAGATAATTCATATAGCTAATATATTCATTATATACTTCCGATTGTGTCATTTTTTTATTTAATTTTTTCTCGATTCTATTTTTCCAATCTTTAGTTAAATTAGTATACACTAATTGTAAATCTTTGAAATCTCTTAAATTTAGTTCATGTAATGAAATAGTCCCTTTTACAGCTGTTTTCTTATTAGCCTTCACATTACCGGAACCATTATTATGTAGTAAATATTTTTTTAATATTGATTTACCTTTTTTAGTTTGAATATTATAAAATTTTTTATCTACTGGATTATAAATTTTATTATACATAGTTATAATATACATTAAGATAAAATTAAATTGTAAAATAAAAAAAAAAAAAAAAAAAAAAAAAAAATTTTAAAAAAAAAAAAAAAAAAAAAAAATTTTAAATAAAAA